TGTAATATATCATGCATATGTGAAAGTCTCAGAGGTTGATGTCCGAACATCCATGGCGGGAATGAAAACGCCCGCCACACTCACTGCACATATGGTGTAGGGGTAGCATACAGCGTCTTAGAATGACTCTGAGTGTGCGTGGCGAACAGTCCATGTGAAATCCTCAGCGTTGGTCCACTGATGTTAAGGCATCGGGATATGTCAGTATGCAGAATAAAAATTTTTTTGGGTATATTTTATGCAATATGAGAAAAATCAGAGGTGTCCAGACGAGGCGAGAGACTCATTTGGTCGCCTAGAGAAGTTATTAATAGGGTTATACATTCTTATTCCCCTTATGGAGATACTAGAGAGGTGTTTATGACCGTCATTCAAATTTTTTTTGGGGTAATTATCACCCTAGGAGCGTTTTTCTTCATGATTATGTCTTCGCATATGGTAGAAGAACAGCGAAAAGGTGAGCGTATCCCTACATTTTGGGAGAAAAAGTGGTGGTAGAGACTGCAAAACAGCGTAAAGAGAGGCAAAAAGAGTCTCTTGCATGGTGGATTAAGTGGTTTAGTAGCATTGTAGTCATGTGTGCAATGGCTATGAGGGCCACAGGTGAACCAGAACTTGCAGTTTGGGACCTATATCTCAGCACCGTAGGTATATTCGGATGGTTAATTGTCTCACTTTTATGGAAAGATAGGGCACTAATTCTATTGAATGGTGTAGGAGGGTTAATATTACTGAGTGGCATCTTTAAATCTTTTATTTAATATATAGATTTTATGAACAAAATACAACAAGCAATGCGAAACAAGGTCAATGAGGCCTTAGGTGAGGTAGAATATCAGTTGGACCTCTTCATGGACAACAACTACAAGTCTAATTTTAAGATTGAGAAGTATTTAAAGCAGTTGGAGTTCAAACGCAAGTTGGTTGAGATGATGAAACCTGAATGGGATGGTCTTATCGCAGAAGTATCTTCGGAAGAACCTGACTTCGTTGAGGGTTATAACTTTATGACCAAGGCACAAAAAACTCGTTATATCAAGTTTCTTCGTGGTCTAGGTGAGGGTTGTGACAAATACATCGCAACACATGAGGCAGAATGGAAAGCAGAGTCAGCTCGTAGGCGTATTATGAATAAGTCTAAGAAAAGACATCAACAACGCATAGAGGAAATATCTAAAGGCACAGGTTATAAGAAAAGAAAATGAATCATATAGGTTTTCCATTACCGTCTGAGATGTTTGCACCTGTTCCACCAAGAGATGAAGAGTGGGAGAAACATGTTGCAATCTCACAATTACTTGATATACCTTTAAAGTGTCCTCATTGTAAAAAAACATTGCAAAAGAAAATAAAACCACCTAGAAAATAATTCGTCAGTAGTGTATACTGAATACATGATTTTAAATAATAGGGGCGCAAAGCTCGGGCAAGGGATAAAGAGATTAAATATCACAAAATCCACAAGCATTTATACGATTGATGTGTGCAATCTCTCCCTGCCAGATTTAATTTAGGATTATATTATGGATTTTTTAATTAATTTATTTTTATTACCATGGACTATATTTGGGTGGGCACTCAAATATTTTTTTAGTGGTGTAGTCTGGTTCACATTTTTATATGGAATATATTATTTTATATTTACATACGAATGGACATACACATATAAATTCAGAAGTCCTTTCACAAGACATAAAAGGTAACACTAAATACAGTTATGGACATTTATCTATTCTTTATGATATTTCTCATCATCGCCACTGCGACCTCTTGGTCATGGGGTGAATGGACAGGAAGAAAGAAAGGACAACAAGACATGGTGATAGACATGCTTGATAGAAAATTAGTCACACAGGAACAATTACAAAGAGAATACATCGATTAATTAAACAAAGGACATTATGAGTAAAGGTGAAACTACTGTATTAGGTGTTAATACTTCCCACGATACTGCTGTTGCAGTCATTGTTGATGGTGAAGTCAAACATGTATACGAAGAAGAAAGAAGTCGCAGAAGTAAATATTGGTCACCACGAGAAGACACTGTAGAGGGTGACAGAGGCGTATCATACGATGAAATGGGATTGTTGTGTATCGACCACAAGCAATTACACTCTCCTGATTATCTGGCGTTCGCTAGTTTTGATAGGAGAGACTTTCATATAGATGTGCATGAAAAAGTCAGGAGAGACCGTCTCCTGCAACGAGAGATGGTGGATGAGTTTAGTAAACAACAACTATCTCGCAAGAGACTCGATGAGATACAAAAACAATTTGGTCCTACAGTCTTTAAGAAGAATGGTATTTTTATAGAAGAAGACAATGCTATCAATGATGCAATCGCAAGGCAAGTCTTTGGCGGACAGGAGAAAAGAGAATATGACTTTACTAAAGAACATCATTACTTTCATGCTGTGTGTGCCTCTCATCTCAGTCCTTATGACGAGTCTATTGTTATCACTTGGGACGGTGGGGGTTTTAATACTCATTTTGAAGACTGGCCAGGCTATCAAGAGATTGAAGGAATATGGCATCACAAAGGTGATGAAGTTAAACCAATCTGGAAAAGATATTCAAATCATAGATTAACAAACGATATATCACAAAGACTCTTTGGGCAGTTCGGTGAGAACTGTTGTGAAGTGTATGATGAAGAAGAGTATGAACTCGATGGTGTGCCAAGTGTATTCACTTCTATGCCGTCTATGGGTATGAACTTTTCTAACATGTCTTACGCATTGGGTTGTGATGAACTCGGAAGAGCCGCAGGTAAAGTTATGGGTATGGCATCATACTCTAGACTCGAAGAAAAGGTTTGGTCAAAACACGCAGTCGCACAAAGACTTGAACATGATTCATTAGAACACTCATGTGGTGTAATACAAAACGCAATCAATCGTTTACCAGATGTCAAGAACATTGTTCTCTCTGGTGGTTACAGTTTAAACTGCACAAACAACTACAAGTATCTACAAAGATTTCCAGACCATCAGTTCTTTGTTGACCCTATACCACATGACGGTGGCACAGCAGTTGGGTGTGCATTAGATTATTATAGGAGATTAAATGCTAACAACTAATATACATAGAGAACTTGATACAGTCTTAGATGAACTTATCGACAACGAACAAATTGTTGCAATCTTCCAGAATGAGTCCGAATGGGGACCAAGAGCATTAGGAAATCGTTCTATATTATTTGACCCTAGACACCCTAACGCAAAGAACATTGTCAATCTAGTAAAGAAGAGAGAGGCATATAGACCTTTCGCCTGCACTGTAATGTTAGAACACGCAGAAGAATACTTTGATATGTTGCAACTGCCTGAGTCACCATGGATGTCTTTTGCAATTCAGTGTAAAGAGAAAGCACTCAAAGATATTCCTACACTTGTTCACGCAGACAATACATGTAGAATACAAACAGTGACAGAAGAACAAAACCCAAACTACTATAACCTAATCAAAGGTTTCTATGAGAGAACTGGTGTGCCGATTATATTCAACACATCATTTAATCTTGGTGGTGAATCAATATGTGAAACAGTATACGATGCAATCGATACTTGTAATCGTTCTATGATTAATCATTTATATATTCCAGAAGACCAAGAAGTTCACATACCTTTCGATGCAATCAGAGATAAGACAGAATACATACCAGAAGACTAAATAGGAGTATGATAGAAGTTACCGACATCGCAATAACAAAACTCATAGAAAGAAATGTAGAGAATGTTAGACTTGGTATAACAGGTGGTGGGTGTGCAGGTTATGAATATATTTTTGCAGAAGATAATATAAAAGAAGATGACACAGTTTTAGACTATGGCAAATTCAATCTTCTCGTAGATAAAATGAGTCAACCATATCTTAGTGGTATGACATTGGATTATGTTAAAGAGGGTATCAATGAATTCTTTAAATTCTTGAACCCAAATGAGCAATCAGCATGTGGTTGCGGAGTGAGTGTGCAGTTTAATGAAAACATCATCAGCAAAGGCTAAAGGAAGAAATCTACAGAAGTGGGTTGTATCACAACTCGTAGAACACCTTGGTGCCAATCCAGAAGACATCGAATCAAGACCTATGGGTTCATCAGGCGAAGATGTCATCATGGGAGTTCAGACAAGAGAACTCTTCCCATACTCAGTAGAATGTAAGAATCAAGAGAAGGTCAATGTATGGGCCGCATACGAACAGTCAACAGCAAACTGTGGTAAGTATGAACCTGTAGTTGTAATTAAAAAGAATCATAAGAAACCATTAGTAGTAGTTGATGCAGAATACTTTGTAAAACTACACCAGGAGAAATAGTATGAAAGGTGAAGAAAATATTAGACAGAGAGCTAAAGACGAAGAGTTCGTAGACCCACACGGTAATGTAATCGCAAAGGGTAATGAGTATGCCAATGAACATCCAGTTTTGTTTCCTTTTGGCCCACCAATATATCTAGATAAAGTTCCAGAACATATCATTCGTGAGTTAGATGTTCTTATAGAAACACTAGGTGGTAAAGTAGAATATGATGCATCTGGTTTACTCGCAGGAAGAATTAAGAAACAAACTAGTCTTACAGAAAATGTGACATCTACTATTCAAGAAAATATTATTATGCATTGTAATAGATTCTTTAATCATGTAAGACAGGCACCATTGGCAGATATGCCAGGCTATGAACAACTCTCTATGCAGATTCAATCTATATGGTCTAACATACAAGAGGCAAGAGAATACAATCCACCACATGCACATACAGGTGATTTTTCTTTTGTAATCTACACTCGTAATGATTTAGAACATATGTCTTTAGAACAAATACAAGACAATGAGTATGACAGAACTCACTCAAATAATAATGACCAAGGCGAAATGCAGAATCAACCACTCGCAGGTTTGATTGAGTTGCAGTATGGTGAACCATCATGGTTTAACTGGACACAATTTAGACATGTGCCGAGTAGAGGAGATATTATAATATTTCCTAGTTGGATGAGACATACAGTATATGCACACTATGAAGAAAACAAAGTTAGAATAAGTGTTGCAGGTAATGTAAACATCTGGAATGTAAACTCAGAAGACAACAGACAAAAACACACTTGACATTAGCACATACATTGTAGTATCATGGACTCATGATTTTAATTGATTTTACTCAAACAGTCATCGCAGGTCTGATGGCACAACTCAAATCTAATGACAATGAGATAAACGAATCTATGCTTAGACATATGATTCTAAACTCATTGCGTAATTATCAGAAGAGGTATGGACCAGATTATGGTCAGATAGTTCTTTGCACTGATGCATCAGACCCTTGGCGTAGAGAGTTCTTTCCTTTGTATAAGGCAAATCGTAAGAAGTCTAGAGAGGCAGATGATAGAGATTGGAAGTTAATCTTTGATACACTGCATGAAGTCAAAATGGAAATCAAAGAAAACTTTCCATATAAGTATCTCTATGTTGAGAATTGTGAGGCAGATGATATCATTGCAGTGTTGACTAAACATGCAACAGAAGATGTTATGATTGTATCTGGTGATAAAGACTTTCAACAATTACAGAAGTATGACTATGTAAGACAATGGTCACCTAATCTAAACAAAGAAGTTATTTGTGAAGATGCAGATATGTTTTTATTAGAACATATACTAAAGGGTGACAAGTCAGATGGCATACCTAATATATTATCTAACGATGATTGTTTAGATTTAGGCATCAGACAAACACCACTAAGAAAACCTGTGTTAGAAAAGTATCTCAGGATTAGTATTGAAAATGACGATAAATACTATAGAAACTATTTAAGAAATCAAACATTAATTGATTTTGAAATGATACCACAGAAAATAGAAGATGCAATTCTTAGTGAATATCAAGATGCTGAACCAGTCAAGGGTAAAGTCTTTGACTATCTCAGACATCATAGACTAAATCAATTAATGGATTCAATTGGAGATTTTTCATTATGACAGAAAAGAAAAGAGGAAGAGGCAGACCGAAAGGCGCCCCTAACAAACCTAAAATGGAGTTGATTACCGAAAGGCAGAAACTCATGAAAAATGCAGATGCATTTGAGATATTTTGCCAAGCAGAAATTGTTGCACAAGAGAACGAAGACTTTGCAGTAAATGGTCTTAGAACTTTTAACGATAACAATGGTGCAGTCAAAGCTATTTTACAATGGGTGTTTACAGATAGAATCGTATCTAAATTACCTGAGGGTAAAACACCTTTCAATGTAAACGATGCACCTGCAAGTGATTTAACAGAATCAGCACTAAGGTTTGAATTTAGAAAGTTTAAATACTTTGTGACAAACGAAGTTCCACAAACTCGTAGAGAAACAATGTGGATTGAATTGTTAGAAAGTATTCCTGCTAAAGAGGCAGAACTAATGGACTTGGTCAAAGACAAAGTATGGCCGTTCAAAAACATAACAAAGGAACTCGCTCAAAAGGCCTTTCCTGATGTTCAATTTTAGATAAATATTATTGTCCGCAGAGACTATAGATATAGATTAGGGAAGTATGAAACTTCCGATATACATACTTCTAGTCGAGTCGGACTCCATGGAGTAATTTAATTATGGCAGAAGAGAATAAAACATTCGCAGAACAAAGAGTGACAGAACCGGAACTCTCCGAGTCCGATAGAATTCGTCAACGCATACAAGAATACAAAGCACAACTATCACCTAATACATTACAGGTGATTCAGATTATGCTTGAGACTCAACTCAAATCAGGTCTAATGAAACCTGGTGACTTAGATGCTTTGGTCATGTTAAGAGATGAAGTAAACAAAGCACAAATCGAATACAACACACAAGTTCAAAACGCTCAACGAAGATTAGAAGACTTATCTGCTACAGAGATGGCAGAGAAAGTTGCAGCTGAAGAAAAGAAAATAAAAGACATTGTTGATTCTAGAGATGCAGAAAGAGCTCGCAGAAAATCTGTAGAAGATAGACTTGCACAAATGGAAGCTGTTCTGGCATCGCATGGTATCTCAATGGACTTAAACCAAGACGGTGTGGTAGGTCTTACTGAGGGTCAAGTTGCAGACGAACTTACAGAAGAAGAACAAGCACAAGTAGATGAAATGATTCAAGTAGAAAAAGATAACATTACATCTAAACCATCTCGTGCATTTCAAGTAGCAAGAGCATTGAATCCAGAACCTGCTGTCAGTGATGAACAAATGGCAGAGGCAGTAGATATTGCAGATGAATTAGAAGAGTTCGAAAAGAAAACAGCAGACGCTAAGAAGTCATTCAAAGAATGGGAAGAAGAGAATGGTCACCCAACAAATGATGACCTGGCTGTCATGACACAAGAGTCATTTGACTTTCAACCAAGTGGCACAACTACAGAGTCATTCATGGATGAAGTAGAAAGAGTTCAAGAAGTTGCAGATGCAGATGAAGAACTATCAGAAGATATACCACCAGCGCCATCAGCGCCTGTAGTATCTGCTGGTCAAGTAAACGAAGAACAGGCAGAACAACTTGCAGAAGAGAATCCTGAATTTGTTTTACATAGAGAGTCAGTAAGAATGGTTGACGAAATGCCAGAACAAGTAGAAGAAGAGTATGAAGAAGTAGTCATACCATCTGAGTCTGAGTTAAAGTCAATGACTAAAACTAAAATCAGTGAACAGGCATCAGCATTAGGCTTTGATGTTCCTACAACTCTAACTAAATCAAAGATGATTGATAGTTTCAAAACGCAGACTGATGAATTCATCCAGAGTCTACAAGATTCAGGTGAGTTCGTGTCTGCTACCGATAGTGATGAAGATGGCGATGATAAAACCAATATCAAAGACGGCGGCTACTTTTAATAGTAGAGTTGAAAAGATAGACAAAAGAAAACTTAGTGGCATCTATTACAATATCGGCGATACAGGATATTATCGTGTTGACATGGCACCAGAACATTCAACAATACTCGGCACACGATACGATGACCAACCATATAACATATTGAACATCTACAAAACAGAAGATGGTTTCAATGTATCATTAGAACCTTTCGAAGAAACACCAATCACATACAGTGCAATCTATTGGCGTAAGATAGGACAGAACCCAATAAATAGTGACTTCGATAAAGATAAAGATGGTCAATTCTTTTTAGTTCCAAATCAAATATTCTCCCCAGGCGAGATAACAATGACTTCGGTAGAGCAAACAGAAGATTATCCTAGACACCTGGTGTGTGCATATAAATAATGGCTATATGGTATTTAAACTTATTACAGGAGCAAGAAATGTATACTGATACAATTCGAGGTGATAAAAGACTTTACAACGAATCCGATTTACCACAATCTGAACAAAGATTCAGAGGTTGGTATTGGTGCCATATAACTAAACAGTTCTATCGTTGGGACAACTTACCGAAGGAGAAATAATGGCAGATATAGAGTATAATGATTTTGGTTTTACTGCTATGGATGCCGATGAGCTTGCATCGGTTGATACCAAAATCGTAGAAAAAACTACAACAGCAACAGAAGTTATTGAGAAACTTGATAACTTTATTAGACCACTTCTAGAGAATCTTGCAAAAGATTCTGATAAAGATTACATCTACTGGCCCAACAGGTCAGAGATTCTTTTTAAGAAACTAGAAGAACTGGACACTATCCAAAAAAATATTTCTTAAACCACTTGATTGTGACCTTAACTTTTTGATACTATGGTATCTTATTAATTAAGGAGAATACAAGTGAACAGTAAATATTCATACTATGACGATTCACCACAGGTGAAACAATTCGTGAAACTAGGTCGTGAATTGATAAGTCTCGCAGAAGAAAACAAATTATATCCAGACGATGATGCATTATGGAATGCCGCTGTGACAGCAGGTAATAAGTTAGTCACGGCAGGAACACCGTGGGCAAGATTCAAGGATACTAGTAGTTTCAACAAGTTAGAGAAACAGGCAGTGCTAGGTTATCTAGAACAAAAGGGTTGACAATGGGGTTCATTTTTTGTTATCCTATACATGATGAGTAATAAAGGAGAAAATATGAAACTATCAGAGTTAGTAAACGAGGTCAATCAAGAACAAGACCTTATGTATCTAGTAAATGAGTTATGTGAAAAACTTACTAAGGCGATGCACGAGAGGTGGGAACATTCTCGTGAGACTACAACCCACACTTATAAAGTTGGTCCTAAATACATCAAGATAATATCTTGTGAAAACGGAAACGATAGGACAGTATGGGGTTTCATTAACAAGAAAGAATGGCAAAAGGGCATGACAGGTATTACTTTCAAAGAGGGTGATGTTCTAAAGGCTGCTGGTTGGGCGACACCTGCTCTAAATGCACCAAGGGGTAATCTCTTTGATGGTTATGACATTGACCCTTACACTATGAGAATTTACGGTCCTGATTATCTAAGATGAGAATGATTTTCAAGTTTATCAAATACACAATCCTTGCGATAGTTCTGTTTATACTATTTCAAGGTCTAATTATATTATTGCAAATGGGAGGCTTTTAATTATGCAAACAATACAATTCATACCATGCACTGAGGGTTACTCAGGCACTTCACTGAGAGGTTCTATTCAGGCTAGTTTTGCTGACCTTAAAGAGATGTTCGGCAAACCTGCCTTCGAGGGCATTGGTGACAAGATAACAACTGAGTTTGTCATTGACTATCAAGTTAGTGATGGCGAGGGTGACAGAAAGTATGGCAACTTTACATTATACGATTGGCATTTTGCAAGAAATCTCAACAACGATTATGAGGTGACAACTTGGAATGTTGGTGGTAATAGTTTTGATGATTCTTGTGCCGCTGATTTGGCGCTAGACATCTTCAAAGAAACAAATGACAGTTTAGTTTATGCTAAACTACACGAGGTCGCTAAAGACCAGGAGTTCTTTTTATGAATGAATTAACACTAGAAGATTTAAAATCTTATCAGGCTGACAATGCCGAACAAGAACTAGAAGCTGCCAAGAGGGCAGAGAAAAATGAGTGTGTATGTGGCACTGTAAATTGTGCTACCGAATATGCATGTCATACAAGTGGGTATTAATATGAATGTTTATAAAAGAATAATCATACCATTAGTAATCGCCATGGCATTACTTTTGATTTTGTATGCTAATCAACAACAGCCAGGCAGACCAAACTACTATGATTCACCAATCATGGAAGATACAGGAGAAAGATATGGATAGAGATACACATCCGTTCAAAGCGTTTTTATATGGCATGGGTTTCGGTGCCTTTCTAATGTTCTTACTACTCTTGCCTAATACATTGCAGGCATCAGATGAGAATGGCGAGGCAGTTTGTCTTGCAAAGAACATTTACTTCGAGGCAGGTAATCAACCACTCGCAGGTAAAGTTGCAGTTGCACAAGTTGTTCTAAACAGAATGGAACATAGTGCATATGCAGGAGATGTTTGTGGTGTTGTTTATCAAGCACAATGGAGAACTAACTACAAAGGCAATCTGGTACCAGTCAGAAACAGATGCCAGTTCAGTTGGTTCTGTGATGGTAAATCAGATGAACCTTTAGACACTGATACATTCTTTGAATCTTATTTGATTGCATCAGATGTTCTTATGGGTAAGTATCCTGATATCACTGAGGGTGCAACACATTATCATTCAGTTATGGTTGAACCATATTGGGCAGAAACATTGAACGAAACAGTTCAGATAACAGACCATATATTTTATAAGTAGGTGAATTTATGTATGACCGTGTAGACAAATTTAGGGAGTATCTATCAGATACTAATTACTATGATAAGGGACTTCAACACATTTACAAGTTCCCAAATGACTATGGGGCATCAGTAATCAAAACAGATTACAGTTATGGTGGTAAGAATGGACTTTGGGAACTTGCAGTATATGATTTCTCTATTGACAAAACAGGAGAAATAACTTACCATACTCCTATAACACAAGATGTTATTGGTCATCTCTCATGGGTTAATGTAGAGAAGATACTAGAGGAGATATTCAAGTTATGAACATATTCTATTTACACAAAGAACCAGAAGTATCAGCAAGATTGCATTGTGACAAACATGTAGTCAAGATGATTATCGAGTATGCACAAATGCTATCAACTGCACATCGTATGGTTGACGGTGAACAGTATTATGGTTTGTCTAAGAACGGCAGGCGTATCGCAAGATGGCGACACCCTAACTCTAATCTAGAGAATGTTCTATACAAGGCATCTCATATCAATCACCCTAGTGCTGTATGGGTTCGTGAGAACGCAATACAGTATCAATACATGTATGATTTATTTGTTGCATTGTGTGATGAGTATACCTATCGTTATGGCAAAGTTCATATGACTGATAGTAAACTCAGAGATGTTCTAAACAACATACCAGACAATATGCCTTTGGGTGATTGGCGAGAACCACCACAGGCAATGCCAGATGATGTCAAGTCAGAAAGCAGTCTTGATGCGTATCATAAATACTATCGAGAATACAAGAAGTCATTCGCAAAATGGACTAACAGAGAAGTTCCACAATTTATGTTATGAAAATTATATTGAAGTTGTTATTTGGTTTGGGTGCAATGGAGAAGTTTGACCCAACACCAACACAACTTTTTGCAACTGCAATAGGACTACTCACTGCATTTTTTGGTGTGTTGTTTATACTTGCATTTGCGATATCGAGGATTATATTATGAGAGTGTTAGTAAAAAACTACGGTGATGTTAGAATCTTTTCAGAAAGGCCTTTTGGTTATAAACGATATATTGTAGAATGGTCAGATGGCACCACAAGAATGTATAGTGGTCTATGGTATAAAGAAGAGACAGTGAAACAGATTGTTGAAGACAATCTGATAGAGAATGATTAATGCCAACATATGAATTTTTAAATAAAGAGACAGGTCTATTCGAAGACCATTTCATGTCTTACACTAAACTAGACGAGTTTAAGAAAAACAATCCACATCTATTGCAACAGATATCAGCACCTAATATTGTTGGTGGTCATGGCGACAGAGTGAAAACAGATGATGGTTTCAAAGAAGTATTATCTAAGATAGGTGATGCACACCCAGGTTCAAATGTTCATGCAAAACATGGCAGTAAGGACATCAAAAGAGAAAAATCAGTAGCGACAATTAAGAAACATGCCGCTATACAATCGAGAAAAAAATGACACAAGTTAAAACAAACTATCTAGAACTTCATGAGCTTGAAAACATAGATTTAAAAACAATAACAGTAGATGGTAAAAGATACTACACTACTGAGGGTGCAGAAGAAACTATTAGATATCCGAGTGTCACCACGGTCACAAGTTTACATAGTAAAGACCAGATAAAATTATGGAGAGCCAGAGTCGGTGAAGAAAAGGCAAACAAAATTACCAAACAAGCAACTACAAGAGGAACATCGTTTCACCAACATATTGAAGACTATCTCAGAAAGGAAAAAG